AAAGAAGAGGGATATTTTTATATTAAAACCTGTTTATTTAAACGTTTTATTTGAAAATTTAGAGGAGATTATGACTTATAAGGAAGGCGGGTCGCAGTTTATTAATCGTAAGTTGAAACGGGGTGAGAATAGTCGGGTTTATGATTATTGAAGGCGGATTCTGTTTGATGTGTCGATGCCTCTGGCTTTTTGGTAACGGGAGAGTGCTCCAGCATTAGAAACATATCCAGTAACTGTGCATTGCCATCTTTGAGAATTTATTTTTATGGCATGTTCGTGCATTTCTTCTTTAGTTCTGCCGTGAATTCCTAAACCAAGTTCATATGATTTAGTTCCACCAATTTTTCCTGATTTTTTACCATCTTCTGACATTTTTTCTGGGCTTCTTGCAAAAATTCCTTTTTTATTTTCTTTACATGATGATCCTCCTTTTTTACCATTTTTGCTTCGTTCTTCTGGAGTTAATCCACAAATCCCCAACTTATTTCTTTTATTCACTTCTCCACCCACTTTTCCACCTTTTTGACGAGCTTTAAGTTTCTCTTCTTCAGACAGTTTAAATATACCTGTTCCATTTTCTTTATGTCTTTTACCAACTACTGATCCATTTTTTCTACTAATTTCCGATTTTCTTTCTGGTGGAAGATTGTGTAATCCTTTTTTATTTTCAAAAGAACTTTTTCCACCTTTTCTACTAATTTCTACCATTTCTTCAGGGGAAAAACTATGAATTCCGACACCCATTTCTCTTGCTTTTTTACCCCCTTTAATACCAGCCTCGCGCAATTCTTCTGGTGTCAATTTATGAACACCTAGACCCAATTCATAAAGCATTCTTCCAACTTTCCTACTAACTTCCAAAGAATAATTACCACCACAACGCTCATTTAAACAGAGGGGGTCAGTATTATAAACAGGTTTAATAAGTCTATCTTCGATTTCCCTAGCCTGCCTATAACCTTCGTCACTAAATTCAAAAAATTGTAAAATTTGTTTCTTTGGGGTGTAAAATTTCCACATCCATTTATGGGTTACCGGAGAGCCCATATAATATTCGCCAAATCTTTTTTCTTTATGAACTCCGTAGTAATAATGACGGATTTCTTCAAACGTAATTTTGTATACGTAAATGCGCGGTGTAGTCATTGCTAGTTAATCGATACTGCATTATTATTTAGTCAAATAATTTTTTGCAAAAGAAAAGGCGCTCCGAAGAACGCCCTTTCTGTCCGTAGAGATTGCAGTATCGACGAACGTATTATTTAGTCACTCATGTGGCTAGTTCTTGGAAACGAGATAAAACGTCGTCTTCCTCATCATCTAGAGGGTCCTTGGATCGGCTAAAGGACCTTTCCAGGTCTTCCATAACATTATGATCTCGGGTTGTTGAAAACTGTTCCTCGATCTCTTCTTCCTGCCGTTGAACCGCTGAAGGTGTGGGGGCAGAAGTTCCTAGAACATAATTCAGGCGCTTCTGGAGTTCTTCTTCGGACTTGAATTTATCCGGAGAAATAAGATCCTGAAGGGAATGGCACTGTTTCCAGATTTTTTCTATCTCTTCATCGTCTTCTGAGATGGCGCGAGGGTTCATAAATACGCTGGAATCGTAATTTGGGTATGTCGCGCCACCACTTGATTCTTTAACAGTTGTTACCTTGATTTTAAAATCCGCTCCCTCCCACATGTTAAATGCGTCAATAATTGGGTCATCCGGAAATTCCGGTTTCATAGCACTCATAATCTTATCAAAGATTTTTTTACCATAGCGAAATAACATAACCTTATTTTCTAGCTCCGGATTGGCCGGGTTCTTTACCACAAGAATGTTACTATAAAAATTTAATTTTCTCTTACGAGCACTAGCAATTTTCTTATTTGCATCAATACCACTGTTCCATAAAACTGAATTTTCCGAACAGATCGGACAATTATCGCCCAAAGTTGTTAAACAATTTTCGATAAGCCATTTTCCATTAACCTGAAATCCGTGATTATAAATTCTTACAAATGCTGAATCTTCTCCAGATGGGGGAGGTAAAAAGCGAACAATCGCCAGCCCTAGGCCCGAGGAATCTCTCTGCACAGTAAAAATCCGACTGTCCTTCTCAGAAGAGGAGGATCCCATTTTTTCTGCTTCCTTAAGAAGTTTCTCGGTCAGAGAACCTAAGGAAGACTGCTTTTTAAGTTGTTTAAAATCCATTTTTTTAATACGATAGATACGAAAGATAACATAAAACCGGAAGCTTTTTTGACAGGTTTACCAACCCATTATTGTCTATTTAGCCGACTGATAATCAGTCATAAGAACCAGCCGCTCTATAAGTTCGGTTCTGTTTGGGTTTCTTGCAACCCAGGAGCGAACATAAGATTCTTCATCAGTAGCAAGAAGTTTTAGAATTTCTTGTGGTGTGTTTGGGTTTTCTGCAACCCAGGCGCGAACACAATAATATTCATCAGTCGCCAGGAGTTGTAGGGTTTCTAATGGTGTGTTCGGGTTTCTTGCAACCCAGTAGCGAACATAATCATCTTCATCAGTCGCCAGGAGTTGTAGGGTTTCTAATGGTGTATTTGGGTTTTCTGCAACACAGGAGCGAACATAAGAATCTTCATCAGTCGCCAGAAGTTTTAGAGTTTCTGGTGGTGTATTTGGGTTTTGTGCGGCGGCTACTTTTTGGTTGTAATTCATTGGTTCTGTTGATAATCAGTCATAAAAACCAACCGCTCAATAAGTTCGGTTCTGTTTGGGTTTTGTGCAACATAATGGCGAATAGCAAAATGCTTATCAGTCGCCAAAATTTGTAAAGTCTTAGTTGATGTATTCAAGTTTTGGGCTACATAATGACGAACACCATTATATTCATCAGATGCCAAAATTTCTAAAGATTCTGATGATGTGTTTGGGTTTTCTGCGACTCGTTCACGAACAACACAATTTTTATCGGTTACCATAAGTTTTAAAGAATCAGGTGGTGTATTTGGGTTTGATGCAAGTCGTTGACGAACAATGGGGTCTTCGTCAGACACAAGGAACCGTAAAGATTCTATTGGGGTATTTAAATTTTGTGCAACATATTCACGAACACCACAATATTCATCAGTTGCCAAGATTTCTAAACAATCTGCTGATGTATTTGGATTTCCCGCGACAAGATATCGAACATAATGAGATTCATCAGTCATCAATTGCTTTAAAGTTTTTGACTCAGTATTTTGATTTTCTGCAACACGAGAGCGAACCTCATGATTCGTATCACCTGCCAAGAGTTCTAAAATTTTCGGAGAGGTGACTAGGTTTTGTGCGACCCCACAGCGAACACCAGGAACTTCATCAGTCGCCAATTGTTCTAGGACATTACATGGAGTGTTTGTGTTCCTTGCAATCCAACAACGAATATAATTATCCTCATCGCTCGCCAGGAGTTCTAATAATTCACTTGGGGTAGTAAGATTTTTTGCAGCAGATAGTTTTTGTTCGTATTTCATTGTTCTTGTTTATAATTAGTCATAAAAACCAACCGTTCGATAAGTTCGGTTCGGTTCGGGTTTTGTGAGACACGATGGCGAACCCAGGAATCCTCATCAATCGCTAGTTGCTGAAGAGTTTCTAATGGAGTGCTTGGATTTTCGGCAACCCTAGAGCGAACACTACAATATTCATCGGTCGCTAAAAGTTTTAACGTTTCTTGTGGTGTATTTGGGTTTTGTGCAACACAGTAGCGGACAACATAATCTTCATCGCTCGCCAGGAGTTGTAGAGTTTTTGTTGGGGTGCTTGGGTTTTCTGCAACATAGTCACGAATCTCCCAATCTTTATCAGCCGCCAATTCTTCTAAAACCTCAACAGGAGTGTCAACACTTCTTGCCAATTCTAGTTTTGTCTCATAATCCATCAGCCCACCTCCTGTTTATAATTGGTCATAAGAACAAGTCTTTCGATTAGTTCAGTCCTGTTTGTGTTTTGTGTAACCCTATAGCGAACATAATAATTTTCATCAGTAGCCAATTGTTGTAAGATTTCTTGTGGGGTGTTTACGGTTCGTTCAGGGAGTTGATGCTTCACACCTCATTCTCACCATATCAATTAGTTCATCAATTTCATCGCCATACTTTTTGCGAAGAATTTTAATGAACTTCTTTATGAATTTTTTATCTTTTTGCAGTTGAACAGATTCTTTACGCTCAACTGCGAGTTTGGAAATATCGTCGGGCGTTAGATTGTACTTGCTTTGATAACGAAGTTCTTGTTCTCTACGGACTTCTCTAAGGAATTGTTTAACCAAAATAATTTTGGAATGGGCGCCAATATATGAACCAATTCTATACTCCGATGGGTCTACGATATCATATTTCATGATGCGCTCTTTCAAAGAAGCGTAGAGACGCAACAGTTCGTAATAAACTTTATACAGTTCGTCATCCGTCAAATCAGGAATGTCACAATAATCAATTTGACAATTCAACTCCATGCTGGTGAATTTCTTGAACTGGGAGAAATTTTTTTGAGGCGTTTGGATTTCCATGGCGATTAACGTGTTTTCTTTATGGTATGGTGTGGGTGTATTATAAGGAAGAAAAGTAAAAGCGTGAAGCGTCAGTGTGCCAGTTTAGAAAGTGTCTTTTATGAGTTGCTTAGTTTATAATCGGTCATAAGAACAAGTCTTTCAATAATTTCAGTTCTGTTTGGATGTTGCACAACACAGGCGCGAACATAAGACTTTTCATCAGTAGCCAATTGTTGTAAGATTTCTTGTGGTGTATTTGGGTTTTCTGCAACCCAGTAGCGAACATAATCATCTTCATCAGTCGCCAGGAGTTGTAGGGTTTCTAATGGTGTATTTGGGTTTTCTGCAACACAGGAGCGAACATAAGAATCTTCATCAGTCGCCAGAAGTTTTAGAGTTTCTGGTGGTGTATTTGGGTTTTCTGCAACCCAGCCGCGAACACCAGGATCCTCATCAGTCGCCAACTCTTCTAAAACCTCGACAGGGGTATCTTCACTCCTCGCCATTTTTAGTTTCGTCTCATAATCCATCACATTTTACTCCTAATCACACGAACAACAGAGTCCTTATCATAAACGAAAAATGGTCTGTACTTACTAACCCTGGAACGAATAATCTCCAAAACAGGATCAGAAGACCCAGGCAACTTACTCATAAACTTCGTCAGGTCATCCATAACAACAACTGATTCTAAACAGATTCTCCCGGCCAGATAGGACTTTATAATTTTTGGATGACCCGATTTTGAAATAATCGCCTCATAAAGATGACAATCTTCCGTTAGGGTGTTTAAATCAGACTCAAACAAATAAGTAAAAGAATGAACT